GTACTCCGGTAGAGGGTTATAAGGTTCTTTATCTTTACATTTTTCCATTTAATAATAATTTTGTTCAAACCATTTATCTGTAGCTCTGTCTTCTAATATATCCTTTACTTCCGCATTATATAATTCTCTTGTATGATACATTCCAATCATTAACGACATAACACGGTCAAAGTTTCCTACATGGTTAAATTTAATTAACTCTGTTAATAATGCAGGATCATAAATTTTATGCAAATTTAGTAATTGTTTTCCAGATTCATCCTTACTTCTCACAGTATTTAACCAATCCCTTATATATATTTCACCTTGGCGCTTTCTAGCATCTGTCATATGCATACCATATTGACGTTTTACAGTCTTACTCCTAAGTTCTCTTTTATCTAACATTTCAAACTCTTCTTGAAGTTTATGCATCTTTCTAAATCTTTTTGCGTATGCTATAACCTCACCACGATCGTTCTCAAATCCTATCTTACATCCATAATAATCAGCTAATAAAAATAAATTTCTATTATAATCATCTTGTGTATGAGGTCTTCCTACATATGATGCTACAATAATATCATCTGGTTGCGATAAATTATTAGGTCTTTTTAATACATAAGCTGATCCTAAAGAAGTAGAGTCTGCTGATTGATTTTGCCCATAGGGGTCATGACAAATAACATATAAATTTTGTGGAATCTGCTGTTTTTCATTTTTATATGGGGCTTCATATATAACTACAGCCCCTGTTTTATCGTCATCTTTTCTATGAGGATATTTAAGTATTTGTTTTAAATCTCCATCTATAGTAAACTTAACTTCACCTTTAGTATTATGATATAATCTTCCTACTGTTCCTATTGCCTGTAATCCCTTAGCTTTAACAATATTATATTGCTCTTGTAAAGATGCTATATCAAATAGATTAGCAGTTACTTGTAATGTAGCTTCTTGAGGTGAAAAAGGATGCTCTGCTATATATTGATCTAAAGATTTTGTATCAGCAGCTCCCTTTTTCTTTTCTCTCATCTCTTTCTCATATTCTATAGCATTTTCTTTTATAGAATTACCATTATCATCTATAAAGCCATCTAAATTAGTTTGTATGGGAATAAAGTATCCACATCTAGTTCCCATAGCTCCTTCATCCCATATATTTTCGTAGTCCATACAATCATATGCAGCTGGATTATAAAATATTTCTTCCATTGCTTCAAAATCAGCTCCTTCTGTACCACCTGTCCCAAAAGCAATCATCATCCCTAATGTTTTTGCCCCTTGTCTCATTGTTGGCATTGTTACCTCCCAAGCTTTTAATAATCCTGGGAAAGAACCTGCTTCTTCAAAGAATACTAACTCTCCTGCCTTACCCCTTACTTTATCTGGAGCATCTTTTAAACTTACCCCCATTATTTGGGATTTCATCCCCATTTCTATCTCAATACCGTTTATTTTCTTTTTATATCCTGACATCTTACTCATTTCTCTATCACGAAGTCTTGGTTGAGACCATGCAGTATGGTCATCTATAAAAGATAAAAACTCCCATGCTTTAGATAGGAGTCCGTCACCAATTAAATATTCTTTTTGTGCTGCAAATACAAAGTTTTTAGAGTTTTTTACAAAAAAGTAATTACGAGCAAGCATTGATCCTGCTTTATATGAGTATCCTTTTCTCCTTGCTTTAAGAACAATCATATGTCTATTCTCTGCTCTAGCTTTATCTATTTCTTGAAAATAGTCCCAGTCTCCATCATAAAATCTAGGAAAACTACGCTCACGTCTAGATTGAATTGTACCATCTGGCAATTCTTCATCTATAGCTCTATCTATAGGACAATAGTTTAAATAAAAATAATGAAATCCTGTAACATGAAGCTCATCTATAGTGTACCCATACATACATCTCTTTTTTTCTTCATCCCAAAAATCATAATATTCTCTTGTTCCTGGGAGAGAGTTTGTATAATGTCCATCTTCTAAAAAAGAAAGAGCGGCAGGTCTTATTCTATTTATATCTTTGAATTTAGACATTTATCTTTAATTTTTACAAGTTCAGCACATTTTTCGTATTCTTCTGTATTTATAAAATACTCTAATAGCATGTCTATTATATCTGCAGTTTTACCATCTTCTTCTATAGGATCAAACGGTAAATAAAACTTTTCAATAACTCCTTTATTTTCAAACTCTTCAAAAATATCGTCTAAAGTTTTTTTATTTGTTATTAACTCATACGCATTTTCCATTGCTTGTTCATACATTTCTAAATCTTCTAAAAAGTCCATTACATACTATATTTATTTACCTCTACTCCACCTCTATTTGTATTAGCGGCTTGCTCTTCTTTTTTAACTATATCTTCTAGTCTTGTTAATCCATCTACTACTTTCCCCATGTTAGATAAGTTAGCTATTAAGTCTTTTGCATGAAATATAGGTTTACCGTTATCATCCATCATAGTTAAATCTATATCTCTAAAATATTTTTCTAATTTTACTATTGATTCTTTAGCTGCTTTTAATAATCTAACAGCTGAGGTTTCAATTAATTGTTCGTACTTATCACATGCACCTAATACTTTAGAAGAAGGTGACCATTTCTTTTTCTCTCCAAAGATACTATTTTTTACTTCAATATTACGTTGTTTCCACTCATATACTGAAAAAGGTGATCTATGATCCACCATAAAATAAACAAAAGACAGTTCCTCTAGTGTTAAATCTTTAAATTCTAATATAGTTAAAGAGTATGCACTAGGTATAGCCTTATCATTATCAATATATATTAAATCATCTATTAAGGACATACACCATAGTTAAATTCATTACCGTTAGATATATCGTTACTGTGTATTTTAATGTTTACTTTATAATTAGGTGGATATATTTTTTTTAATACTGCTATTCTATGGTTTCCATTTCTTATACGATACGTACACGTTTGATTTTCTATAGGATCATAACAATTACATATACACACTCTTAAAGGATGTATTAATCCATATTTTATAATACTTTTTTCTAATCTGTCCCAGTCGTAGTATCTTCTATTTTTGTCTTTTATCTTTAGTGTAGTAGAGCAAATTTCTCTTAAATTTACTGTGAGATAAGAAAAATTTTTTTTATCTTTCTTTATTACTTTAATTATTATTTTAAAGTTTACTATTTTACGATACAACTTCTTTAAGTTTCTCCCAAATACTAAAAATGCATTTCCTCTTGGATATCTATAATTATACTCCATAAAAAGAAGTTTCATACGTATAAATAATTTAATCATTTCTTATTTTTTAACTTGTTTATATGTTCTACTCTTTTAGGGTTAACAGAGAATTTCCCAAAATATGGGAGGCGTATAACTTCAAATTTACCTGCTTTTATAACTTTAGCTGTATATTTAAATTGATAGTTTACAATTTCTTCTACTTTCTTCAAAGATAAACTATATTTATTAGCTAAACTATATATAATTTCTTTTTTATTTTTCTTCATCTTGAACCTTCCATTTTGATTCAGGGCAGTCTGTTGTTTTCCATTTAGCTTTATGTTCTACTTTACACCCACATGTTGAACATCTCATAACATCTCTTTTTAAAGATGGGCATTTTAAACATGTTTCTAGTCTATCTTTATAATCATCTATTGTTACATTAGGGGATCCATTAACTAAATATGTTCCCACCTCTTTTGTAAAGTTAGTTAACATTTTAAATACCGATGGATATTCTTTATTATTATCAGTCATTATCTTCTACTTTTAAATTTACTAAATTACCTTTATTGTCTTGAATTATAATTATTGTATAAGGGTCAGCTTCAAAAAAAGTAATTACTAGTCCAAAATTCATTATTTATTAGTTATATTTATTTCTACTATATCTGTATTAGGTTGTAAAAAAGGATTTAATTTATATATGTTATTTTTCTTTAACATTACTCCTTTATCTTTAAAACTTTTAACATAATTGTTTAAAGTATTATAATCTTTTATCCCAACCATATTTGACACTTTCTTTTTGTTTGATACACTACATAAATTCACTTCTTCTGTAATATTATTTACATCTATGAATGCTGCTAAAATAGTTAACTCTTTATCTGTTAGTTTAAATATTCCATTCCATAATTGTACATATTTATACGTAGTGTTTATATTAACTGTTATTCTTTTCTTTTTCATTTCTTTTTTCTTTATCTTTTAATAATATCTCTTTTAATTTTCTATCTCCGTACATTGTTCTAGCTTTTGGTGATTTAGAATATACTTCAGGATTAAATATACATTTAACCTCTCTAATTAACCCTCCTTTATCTCTTTTAACAATCCATCTTCTTAATGGATATGTATCTGTCTTTAAAAATGTCTTTAAAAAACTCATAATTTTAATTTTTTATGGGTGTGACCCGTTATTAAACAAATGTACTTATTTTTAGTAGTAAATAATCTTCTCCTACAATTAGAATTATGAAATCCTAATCTATGTAGTATATATTTAACCTTTTTCATTAAATTTTATTTGAGCTCTACCATTTTTCATAATAATAGTAGATTTTTTAGATTGTCTATTAAACTCTTCTATATAATTAGATATATCTGTTTTATCACACATATATGATAAAAATACTTGTAATTCTTTAACCGCTAATTTTACAGACTCTTGTAATTCTTTAGCATTAATGTTAGAGTCTATTAAGGCATGATAATCTTCAGTAGATATAGTAACAGATCCTTTTACCATTTCCCTAATAACTGGTGCTCCCCTACAATAAGGTAATCTTTATCATCAATACGTGCTTTTACAGCCTCTGTTCTAGGATCTACCATAACAGTATCCCCAACTTTAGAGAAAGTACACATAGGACCAATAGCCATTACTTCTAATAAATTAGATCTTTTAGCATTTGCTTGTGCAGTTGTCTCATCTAATATAATACCTGCTTCTGTTTCTGTAATTGTTGGGTCTGGAAGGACAACCCACGATCCGTTTGGTTTAAATTTCATAGTCTATATATTTTTTTACAAAGATATAAACTATTTTTTTATAAATCCAAATATTTCTTATAATTTTTTCAATAGGGTATAACTTCCCCC